CCCCCCGAACCCATAAAATTGAGTCCAACGAAAATAAATACAAAAGTATATATCCCTATTACCTAACTGAATATAATAAATCCCATAACCCCTACAGAAAATGGAGAAGAAAAACAGTATTTTCAATCGCGCATTATTAACCACCAAAGTCGTCCTGAATATCAATGAAATCGGTTCCAATATCAAACATATTCTAGAACAACATATTGCTAATCGAGTGCATAACAAATGCCAAATGGAAGGGTTCATACGTTCCGACACCATTTTAATCCAATCTTATTCGGCAGGTTTAGTCAAAGGCGTTCGACAAGAATTCCAAGTCGTCTATGAATGTTTAGTCTGTCATCCCACCGAAGGCATGATCATCGATAATGTGGAATGTAAAAATATTTCTTTGGCCGGAATACGCGCCTTTTACCATGAGCAAACTTCCGATACCAAACCTCTGGAGATTTTCCTCGCCAAAGATTTCCATTATAATCATTCCAAATATGACAAAATCAAAGAGGGCGATACTTTTTCCGTCCGTGTCATCGGTATTCGTTTTGAATTAAATGATAGCCATATCACCGTCATGGCCAGTTTACATACTCCCCAACAACAAACCTAATACCCCTTGTTTTGATACACTGGAGAAAAAGTAATTCCATTAGGCTGTGTATATTGATTCATCTCTTTCATCTCACGCATTTTCGACAAAACCAATTGTTTCGTTTTCATGGCCCTTTTTTTCTTCTGTTCTGGCGTCAGACGTATGGCATAACATAAATATAATAATCCTCCCACTACCCCTAGCACCATTAGGATGGCAAATCCATTCCAAATATTCGAATATAATCGCATACGGTTTTCATGACATTGATTTAATACACAAAATAAATACTCTTTGGCTTCTGATGCTACTAAAGGTGTCGCATTTTCGGCGGTTTCAGCGGAACCTCCTCCTCCTCCAGACCGGGAACCTCCCCCGAAATCTCTTGCGGAAAAAGAGGAAGGAAAGGGAAACGGAAATTTATCCATTCTGTTTCTCAAACACAAAACTCAAACTTTTTATTTTTTTCCAACGAAAAATATAAAATACACCGATGTTTCCATCTCCCCCTTTTTTCCCCACCTTTTCCTCCACCTTTCCCAATCCTATTCCCAACCCTATTCCCTAAGGTTCTTCTTCCAACTCCCCAAAAAGAGTATCCTGAACCCCCCCACGATATTCTCGTTTCCAGACTCCTCCTCTTTCCAAATTGGAATGACTACTCCCTGAAATATGATACTCGGAATCCGGAGGATATGCATGAATCGCTTTCCGACGATTGAAATGATTATAATTCCATAATGGATGCTGTTTCTCCATAAATACCGGGGCCATATGTATTTCTTTCGTATCTTCTTCCCGTTTCTCATGCATGTTTGCAATAATCTCCACCTCCGACTTTTCATGCAATCCGTTGTCATGGAAAGACGAGGAAATCGGAGGATGTTTCTCCAAATACTGCCGCGTTTGGTCTGCGAATTCATTGAAAGATTTCTGTAGCTCATACGGATACACTGAATTCATATCCATCGAAAATTCCCTCGTCTGAGTAATGTCCCATAATTCCCGCACAATTTCTTGGAATTGATGGAAAGTCATTTCACGGCCACTCACGCCAATGATTTGTTGCCGTTCCTTGATTTTACGTATCACATCACGGTTCACCATGGTCTGCATCGTTAATTCGTGAATATAATTTCGACTGCCCCTTTCAATCATAGTTTCAGATACTGGGATATGTTCATTTTGCAGTTTTTCCATGAATTGGTCGTCGATTTTGTGCTCCTGCTTTTCTACCTTTTGCTCATAGAATTTGGCAGACATTTTTTGAGACATTGGTAATAGGATTTATTGGTAAGGTATATTTATACATGTTGATTACCAGCCCCGAAGGGGCTGGTGGGGGCCCGCAGAGCGGGCCCCGGGCGCGGCAGAGCCGCGCCCTTGTAAAAGGGTTAGTATCAAAGGGTCCTAGAATATATTCCTACAACCCCTTTGTAAAAATTCGGAGATTATATTCATGAAGATAATCGGGGAGAGATTCTTCTTCCTCCTTTTTCGGATATTTTTTTGATTTGATTTTAAGAAAGGGTCCTAGAATATATTCCTACAACCCCTTTGTGAAAAAAAAAACGCAAAATAGCAACAGGAAAAAGAGGGGCCATAGATTTAGATTTTCTGATTGATGAAATGGATTACATTACAGAATACTTCAATCAATGGGAAACATTCCTCGTTTCTTTCCTTTTGTAATTTTGCGCGTTGTTCTTCTGCTTTCACGATTGCTTCTTGACAAGAACCCCACCCCATTACTCTGCGGTCTGTTTCTCCAGGGCGAGGGTTCATGAAAGCTTCATAGGTAAGTTTCGGATTCACAGTTTCCAAAGCCTTTTTCTCTTGCATATATTTTTCAATGAAAGCCAAACATTCCTCAATATTTTCAGGCTTTTTATGTTTCAGACAATCTTTGGCAAAATGACCTGTTGCCCCACATTGAAAACATTTATTTTGCGTTCCTCTACTCATTTTCTCCAACATGTTCTTCGTGTGTTCTTCCAGAATTTCTTCACAGAAAGACCCACCACGCACATTATCAACTCCATAAATATCCATATATTTTCTAGTATATTTGTCCTCGTCATAATCATCATAATCTGGTATGATTTCGATGACACGTAATGGACGATATTTTGTAGTCCATACCGAACCAGTGGACTGAAAATGTTGTTCCAGTCGAAACGCTGGATTGGCCGTTTTTCCAATATAATATTTCCCTTCTGTTAATTCAAGCGCATAGATAAATACCATTTTATTTCGTATGTTAATGTTATGTCATGTAATTTACGATATTTATTTTTCAATTTTTGTATCGGATTTTGAGAAAGGGTCCTAGAATATATTCCCACAACCCCTTTTTAAAAATTCGGAGATTATATTCGGGAAGATAATCGGGGAGAGATTCTTTGGATGGATATTTTTATTTTATTATTTCAGAAGATAATAAAATATTTCTACCACCCCTTTGTCCCAAATTCGGATGAGGGCGCGGCACAGAGCCGCGCCCGGGGGCGCGAAGCGCCCCCCTAATAAAAGAACACAGGTTTCCCATACCGATTCTTCTTAGTCTTAGTCTTGGTTTTAGGTGGATATTTCCCTTGATAATGTGTCTTTCGATGTCTCCGAAACAATTTCTTTTTATGTGTCTCCGCACGTTTCTCCCCCTTTTTCCCCAATCTTTTCTCAAACCCCTTCTCCGAAATCCCTTGTAAAGGGTCCGCATCTACCGCCGGATTATATTTCAAAAACCATTCCGTATATTCCTTACTCCCTTTTTTCAATTCCCGGAATTTACGAGCCTTGGTTTCCCGTAAACTAATCAAACTTTCCTGTTTCCCCACGCAATCCATCGAAAACCGACGCAGCACCCCTTTTTGTTCCAGACGATTGGCCTGTTCCACTTCAAATAAATATTGCGCCATGCATAAAATACGTTCCTTGTAAAAATAGGGTTTCCCAGCATATAAAAACGCCAAATATAAACTCAACATGGTATCCACCGTCGCAATATTCACCATTTTTCCGCCCGAAGAAGAAGAAACCCGATTATAACTATGACAGGCAACCGGTTCAAATACGAAACAAATGGTTTCAGAATCAAATACCAAGATTTGATAATGGCGAGGCACAATTTCCCCAATCGCCTCGTGTGTCTTGACAGATACTCCTGATACCCCTTTCGCCTTCAAAGCTTCCCCTACGTTTTCCGCACATTTCCCCGCATTCACACACAAGACATCGAAATCTGGGATTTGTTTCACCCACGCACGTTCTTTCACCGACATATGTTTCGCATACATACTCGTCGCAAATCCCCCGAAAAATACCACATCTTCGGCAATCAAAGCATCCCGTGTCCATTCATATATCTCTTCCTGCGTCGCCGCACGCTTCCCTCGTGACACAGATTTCGACATTTTGGCAACAGAATCCATACTCATGGGGCGCTGGAATTCCACCAATTCACATGGTATGGCGGATTTCAAAGGATAATATTCATTCAAAAGCGTCAGACGTTTAAGCACCTTTTCCCACCGCGAAATATCTCCCTTGGGACGCGATAATTCCACGAAACACGCCAAACGTAAAAAATGAATGGGCGCATAATGTATCCCACCTATTACAATCGAATCTTTCTTCATATTCTCAAACAAAACCGGCTCCAATTGTGTAATATCGGCAATCGGAATGAAATTAACATATACCTTATACGTTCCGTGATGCACCCCCGATTTCGCTTCAATCATTCCGAAACCAGCTTTATGATAATATTGACTCAATTCTATGGCGTCTTCTAGGGCATTGGGGGAAAAGAAATCGTAATCAGGTAATTCCACATCGCGGTTATAGAATTGCACATTTTTAGGCAGAACTGCGTTCAGAGCCGTTCCCCCATAACATAGACACTCTTTTTCAATCAACCATTTCTCCAACATTTGTATCATTTTTTTAATGTCCGGATTCTCAACCATTTCCTGTCCTTGTTCTTCCGTCCCTAAATCGACCACACTTCGCAAAATCGTTAATTCACATTCTTCAAAAGACATTTCGTCCCCGCATTTCACAGCTGTCTTTTTTTTTCCAGGACCTTTTTCGGTCTCCGATTCCGTGTCCATGTCCGCCACCGTTTTCGCCGATTTCGCCGATTTCTTTTTGACCATTTCGCCAAAGCACTTTATATCTTATCCCCCGACCTCCTCTAAAAACCAGGGTCATCGGTGAAAATCTGGATATTTTCTCTATCCACTAATTTGGAACCCGAATCACGATTCATAATGGCATTGAAAAAACCCACCAAATAACCATCAAAATAGAAGAACCCAGTGCCCCCTACCACCACCGCAGATGAAACCATCAACGCATCCCGAATCAAAGTGCGTAATGGAGTGCGTTCCTCTTCCGTATCCACAAAACGATATTCCACAAATCGCATGACCAAATACACTGCCAATACTAAAACCAACAAGACAAATACTTTTTCCATTTCACAAACGTCGAGAGAGAAAGAAAAACAACTAAAATCGCAAAAAATAATTGATTCAAATATAAATTATTTTCTCATTCTAAATATAGGGATTTTACCGCACCTTGCCCCCGTCCCCCGAACATTTAGGCGATATCTTCAATGTCCAACATGAAATCACCCCCCGAAGATTTATCCAAATAATCGGTTGCTCCTAGAGACATAGGTTCTTTTCCAATCCCCCCCATTTCCGCGTCCAAATCGAACACATCTAATAAACCATCCCCATTACCAATCGATTCCCCGATTTTCTCCACGGTTTGTGCATAATCCATGGCACTACTTTGTTCGGCCAATTGTTGAACCGTTTTTGGCTGGAATTCTTCTACAACCCCTCTTACTGGTTCCTCGATACTACTTTTCACCACTTCCAATCCCACATCCTCAGTTTCCAAACGTGTGATTACCGGCTCGGTAGATACGTCCTGAATATAAGGAACCGATTCCCCATTTCCGACCGTTTCACCCCCCGCATTTGGAACAATCGAACCCACTGCCCCTGCCCCCTGTTCTTCCACCGTCTCGGAAACAGGAATATTTTCGATAATGGTCTCTTCCTCGAACTCATAATTCTCATCCAAAAAGGCCCGAATGATTTCCTCCTCCGGAATATTTTCCCGAATCACGTCTAAAATCGCCCGATGAACTAATTTCTCCAAATCGTGCATATTTCGCTGTTGTTGTAATTTGGAAACTTCTTTCTCAAACAAATAGGCATTACGATAGGCATGTCCAGCTGATTTAATAAATACTTTATGGAGAAACACATCAATTTTAGGAATACTTACATTCAATTGTTTTTGACGATTCCCTGGTCGCGCACATACCAAAGCTTTGGTCAAAATAATATGCGCACAGGTTATCAATTCTTCTAAATGTTGACAACCCGATTTCTGAATAATATATTTACGAACCTCTTCCACTTGAGCAGTCGACCATTTGGGCACGAACTGTAATAACTGTTGGAAAGAGAGTAAATATTTATCCAATTGTTTTGCATCCATGGCCGTGCGACGTGCTTCGTCTAATAATTTCCATAAATTTTCCACAACCCTTGGCGTCAACACATTGACCAGTCTCGCACACCATTCATTCAAAGACTCATTGAGAGTTTGAGGTATAAAATCATCCATATCCATTTTCGTCTGATAGTTTTGGGGGGTTTCGGGTTTTTCAAATGACAATAGGATGTTTATCAAGAGAAGTTTTTATCTTGGTTTTCTTCCGACAGAGAGTCCCTTACCCATCCAAAAAACGAAAACGACTGTCAAAATATACCCTCCCGCAGAAAATGTTTTCCATGCAATTTATGCAAACGAAAATAGGAGGCCTACAATGTCCCTCTCAATTACCCACTGCCCTTACGAAACTCCCATCTTCTTATAATAATCCTCAAATCAGTCAAAAAATGAAATATGCACAATATATACGTATCCAATCAAATAATACTTATGGAGGTAAAATCACCGCGTGTTCATAATAATAATATTTCATCTCCTAATTCCAATGACACAAATAGCAGCCAATAACTCCCAAACCAAAATACAAAGAATATCCAGATAATACATAAGATTTGGAGCCGAAAATCCAAAACATCTTTTCTTATATTTATATTCATTCTTGGAACGAAGTTGTCGTTTTTCTGAGAAAATGAATTCGACCAATTTAGCTTTAGAAGTTTTTCCGTCCCCTCCTCAAAAAAAGGTTCGTATTTCTACTATTTTTGAAGTCAGAAACCTGTCTCGTGAAGCAAAAGAATGGAACCGGGTGAATAATTTCAGTAAAAAAGAACGCAATGAAACATTACAAAATATTTTGTCCGACCGAGATTTCCTTCAATATTTAGAAGCACGTAGTTGCAGTAGCAATAATTCCACTCTTACTTCCAAAGAATATCGAAATCAAATTCTTTCTCGATGGCAAAAGAGAGAAGAATTATTATCCGAAATACGTAATTTGAACAACCCTTCTTCCAATCATCCCAACCACTGTCCTATAAAAACCATTTTCCTATTTTTCAATAACACGGCAACGAATTACCACCCTCCTTATTATTTGGATAACACCCCCTATTATAAATCGTTTCTGTATCCCATTTAGACCCTCCCTCCCCCGCCATCTACCAAATCTTCCGCGATTTATTACCTCGAAATTATTTTATCTTTGATAATATAATCCCACAACCCCTTTCTCTTAGTTTTCCCCCGTTTTCTTCCCCATAATTCTCAAACCTCCCCGTCATGGATTACAACAATCCCAATCAAGGAAAATTAAAAGTCACCCATTTATCCCAACTCCCCATTGAAGATAGTAATCCCATCCATCCATCCAACACACCCAAAGCCAATTACGCCATCCAACAAGGCCCGGGAGAACCCCAATCCGGACTCAAACAATCCCGTGGCCCCGTCGGAGTAGATACTACTTATAAACCTTTAGACTCTCATCCCAATCCATATGGAACGGGCGAACGTAAAGCCGAAATCGATTTCACCCAACCCGTCATCACTGCACCTATGAACGATATTCCCAGTACCCCTCTCTTCCATCAAATCGACGAAACCCTACAGCCCAATTACATTCCCCCTTTTCCATCCACCAAACGCGATTATATTCAAGATTATGAACAAAAAAGAGTCCCCGAAATTGAAAAAGCCGCCGAAGAACATCGCCAACAAAAACATCGCCTTTCCAAATGGGAAACCCTCCTCCAAACTATCCAGTTCCCCTTGTTAATCGCGCTTCTGTATTTCGTCTTTCAAATGCCCGTTTTCCAACACTTTTTATATAAAAAAATCGGATTCCTCCCCATTACCCAAGAAGATGGACAATTTAATTATAACGGACTTTTCCTGATTGCCGCGCTGTTTGGGCTATGTGTTTATTTTATTACCAATTTCACCGAATTTATGGCCTCGGAATAAATCCCATACCCCCGACACTACCAAATATCATATAAAAATATAAATCCATAACCCCTTAACCTATTTGCAAACACATCCTCCCCCACGAAAAATGGAGAAAATCGACCATTTTATTTATATTAATTTGGATAAACGCGCCGACCGTAAAGCGCACATGGAACAAGAATTCGCCAATCTTGGTATTCCCCTCGAAAAAATCACACGTATTTCTGCAACCTATAATCCAACCAATGGCATCGGATGTATGGATTCTCATATCCAAGCCCTCAAATGGGCCCGTAAAATGAATTATAAAAATGCATGGATTTTCGAAGACGATTTCACATTCACCGCAGACAAACCAACCATCGAAGATTATCTACGACAATTATTTTTCAAAAACCCCAAAGTCGATGTCGCCTTGGCATCCTATATCCATAAACAAACCCCATTTCCACCATTACAAATCACTCTCTATCCCAATATCTACCGTGTCGTGGAAAGTCAGACCGCTTCTTCCTATTTGGTTTCAGGTCATTATTACGATAAATTAATCGACCTATTTGAAGACGCGTATATTCAATTACAAATCACAGGGGAACATTGGCATTACGCCAATGACCAAGTATGGAAATTATTACAGGTGAAGGACATTTGGTATTGTTTTACCCCCAGTTTAGGAAAACAACGCCCCGATGCACGTGATAATAGTTCCGATGCCAATGAACGCATTATCCAATATTCCGACCAGGGTTGAACGCGCGCACTGCGACCCCGCGCGCACCCCCGCCCAAAATTGAAATCCATATAAAAACATTCCACAAATAATAACCTAGAACCCCTCCCGCTCCAAATTTCCCACGTAATTATTTCGAATCAAGATTGTGAATAAATAAACAAATAAATGGATTCCATACGTTTTCCAATGAGAGATTATTTTCCAATTTCGGAAATACCAACACAAACCAACCACAAGACTTCTTTTTCTGGACATGAAGAAAAAGAAGTCGTCGTCGCCATGCCGAATGGCAAAAAATCGTATTTATGGTTTTGCACAAATCAACAAGGCGAAGATGCCTGTTATTTGGTTCCGAGAAATTTCAAAACCCAGCCCGAATGGACCGAAGTTTCTCTCCTCGGGCTTGAACTTTCTCTTTCTGAATCCCCCAAACCTTTTTTCGGCACTTTGATTTCGGGTACCTTGGTTTATCTGAATCATCCGACCAAAAATAGCGCAAATAACCCTGAATATTTCGTCGCGGATGATATGTTTTATTTCCAGGGCATCTCCCTTTCTAAAAGCGTGTTCCAAGAAAGACTCCAATATTTAGTATCCTTTTTCCGAGAATTTGTTCCGACTTCCCCCCCTCTAAATAACCTGAAACACGAAAAGAAATCCGGGAAAAAAACATTGACACTCGTATTGGCCAACATGCGCGGTATGAAAGAAACTCCTCAAACCCCTATTTATAAAATACATCATTGGCAATTGAGAAATTTGTCTCTGGTTTCGCCCTATTATGCATTATCTTCGACGACTTCTGTTCCACCAATTTCCCCGACTTCTGTTCCAGTAGACCCCCCTCTCCGCGAAAATACGAACCACAAACTGGAATGGATATTCCAATACCAAAACCCGGCCTATAAACAAAAAGCCATTTTCAAAATCGTTCCAGAAGAACAGTGCGATATCTATACCCTTTACGCGCGTTCATCCAACCATTCCAAACAATCTCAAACAACCACCGTGGAATGGGTATCCTGTGGATATGCAGGTATTTTCGAATACAATACCAGTAAATTACTTAATCTACATTGCCGAAAAATCGTTTCAGATATTGATAAAATGGAGGAAAGCGACGACGAAGAAGAAACCCCCCCTTGCGTTCAGACCTTTTTCGAATGTTCCTTTTCCACCAAGTTTAGGAAATGGGTCCCGGTATCTTTCCTCCCTCGTGGTTCTCCTGAAAACGTCATCGCCATGGATTCCCTCGCCAGTTTGAAATCCAAACTCCCCCCCAAATATCAACCTCATGCCACTACCACCAGAAAATATACATAATATATACCCCTTTCTCTCTCTCCCCTAAAATCTAAAATGTCCAATTATCAATCGAGTAATACATTTCAACAAACCGCCAGCACAGAATCCAATGGATATAATTTATTTCCTGGAGCCTATCAATCCACCGGTGTCGGAGGCGCCGGTAAACGACGTTCCAGTAAAAAAGCCATGACCAAAAAAGCCATGACCAAAAACGCAAAAAAAGGCAGGGATTGTGGATGCAACAAATCCATCTTCAAAGGAGGCGCCAAATACCGAAAAACCACGAAACAAATGAAAAAAGGAAAGAAATCGAAAAAACAACAATAAAAATAGGAATATATACAGGATAAAAATATACAGAAAAAGAAAAATGAATACTTCAACCTATTTTATCATTTTCGTAATATTAGCAATCATTTTATTTATCGTCATTTATTATTCTTTTTTCGTGGAAAATATTACAGGATGTTCCGAAGCCCAATCCAAAGCCATGCCGGAGATTACAAATTCAAATACCCTTATTCAAAATACCCTGGGTAATTTACCCATTTCCAATTATACCATTTTTTCTTCATGGAATACCGCATGTTCAGGTAAATTCGTAAGCACACAACAGATTTTAAATGTATTATCAACGGGCTGTCGAATGGTAGATTTACCTATTACCGTGAGCGGTGGGAATTTTTTAATATGTTCTCCAGTATTCGATAATGATACATCTTATAATTCCATCCCCTTAGTTTCCGCTATACAAACTTCTGTAAATAATGCGTTTCAAAATTATATTACGGTAACATATCAATGTTCGGGTCTTTCTACTAGTCCAACGTATACGATGAATAATTATACCGACCCTTTATTCATTCAATTACGTTTTGTAAAGGCGGATACAAATACAAACAATATTTTTACAACAACTACATCAACTACCGATAAAACGGTAAACATAACCAAAGATGAATTTGACCTTATGGAATCACTTATAAATTCTAATTTGAAAGGCAGACAATATCAACCCACTGCCAATACATCCGTTTATAAAATGAATATCAATACCTATTTAAACGAACTACAACAAAAAGTCGTATTGATAATCGATACCACCTCTTTCAATGGCAAAACCTTGACGGATTTCAAAAATTCTAAATTATCTTCGTTGTGTAATCTTACTATCGGGTCGGGAGTTGAATATGGAATGAATATGCAAATTTTCAAAACATTATTAGAATTGCCTCCGAAAACCACCACAGAATCAAACACTTCCATTACCCAATTAAGCATGGGAATTCCTGAATTTGCAAATAATATTGTCACCGCACCCACGATTGAACAAGTCATGAAATTGGCTGCCAATTATAAGGTCCAATTTGTCCCATTTGTATTTTATCAAACCAATTCTTTATTAACCGATTATATCCAATTTTTCCAAAAAAATAAAAGCGCATTTATTTCACTGGATACCGTAAATAATCTTCTCATACAAGAATCACAACAAGCCGTGATGCGTTAATCCCCTCATTTTCTCACAAAATCCAATCCGATTTTATTTCCATCAAAATAGGAAATAAAATCCAAAACCCCTCTTAATGCGGCGAAGCAATATATTCCCAATCCAAATGTTCACATAATTGTTTCCAAATCACATCCATATTTAAACGTTTTTTTGGGTCTTTCATCATTGGAATAAAAGGTAAATATTGATATTGTCCCAATAACACACATAGCTGATATAGAACATAGGTATAATTGAAAAAATTGGTGCGATTTGGAGGGCAATAGAGCGCCCATGGTTTCCGGGTTTCCATAAAAAGCACACACAAAGTATCATATAATTCCTTGTCCATTTGCGGAGGTTCAATCCCGAAAATCGAATTAATTAATTGAATATGTTCGAAATAATGATTGTATCCCAACGTCCGCAATATATCCCGCATTTTATCATAATCGATTTCCGAAATGTCTTTGATACGTTCTTTGCGAATTCGGTTGGCAATGTTTTTCACCATTTCTTCCGGAATTTTGGTCGTCTCTTTGGCCTGGAATTGCGACAGAATTTCTTTGAAATGTATCAGGCGGTCATACGTAGTATAGGTCACTTCCCCCGGTGCCTCGTTATTGAAATGTTTGGGGGTATTGACATATTGTAAAATAAAATGGCCACAGAAATGGCAATTATACGTCCCCTCTTCTTCATTGATAATATATTCTCCCTTGCCACAATTGGTACATATTTCCGCCGAAAGCGCATATTCCTGTAAATTAGGGATTTCATCACACACATTTTTCCAATAAGCATGCATTTTGCGTTTCTGAGTAGTGGAAGAATTTTCCACGGCCCCTCCCCCTACTGCGGAATCTTCGCCCATTTCTATACCCACCTTTTCACCCCCCTTTTTCCGTTTCTGAATATTGAAAAAATCATTCAATAATTTCCGGTTTTTACTTTCCTCCTCAATTATCCCAGCGCCATTTCCCTTTTCAGTTTCTGCTCCTTCTTCTTCTTTTTCGGAGGATGATTTTAGGGGAAGGTTTGATTTGGTAACCGAAGAGATTTGTTTTTTATCTTCAAAATATTTAAAGATAAAATCCGCATTGTCAATAACATATTTCTTTTTATTATTTTCATATTCTTTGATTTGCTCTCGGATTGTATCCATTTCCTCTTTCCATCTATAAACCTTTTCTTGTAATTTATGGTTTTCTAATGCGAATATAGGCAACGAACTTTTACTACCACCCTCCCATTCTGGAACATAATAATGTATTTTTTTCTTTAATAATAGATATTTCTTTTTCCATTCCGGAATTTGCATCTCATCCATCTCACAAAACTGCGACATGATTTCGTTATGTTTCTCGTCAATGGATTTTATCGTATATTGAGGCGGAATGGGTGGTTTCTTTTTTTTCCTCGTTATTGGAGGTGGCGGTAAAGGTATTGGCAATGGATAAATTTCATCCAATGGAACCTGCGACAGATTTTTATTCGAAGACATTTTTCTTGTGCAATTGGTTTCAGATTATATTTTTAGTATTCTAATGGAAAATTCGTGGAAAAATTCGTGGAAAATGCCTAAACAAAAAGAAAATAAAAAGTTCAAATAAAACGCGTTATGGAAATATATTTGGGAATTTTACGAAAAACGTTCTGATACCCTATATCTACCAATAGATTCTATATCCTTTCTAAAACCATTGTTCCAACAAATTCCCAAAACGCCTAAAATTCCTTTTTTCCTGAATTCAAACGCACTTGCTTGAAAAGGTCTATCTAGCGGCCGGGGGTTTCGGGATTTCGATGGATTTTTTTATGAACGGTTATAATAATAATCCACTGCCCCTTATGGTCGAAACCTCAAAATGGAGGTAGAATCGGAAATTGGGAAAAAAAGGGTTGGAAAGCCAAAAAGGTTTAGGCAAAATCTTATGACAGAATATATTTGTCTTTCGTTTTTCGCTTCGCAAATACTCAAAAATGGCTGGTGCTCTTATGCAAATCGTCGCTTATGGTGTTCAAGACCAAGCCTTAACAGGCAACCCAGATATCACCTTCTGGAAAGTTAGTTTCCGCAGACACACCAACTTCGCCATGGAAAGTATTGAACAAACTTTCCAGGGCCAAGCTGATTTCGGTCGTCGTGTAACTGCCATTGTCTCCAGAAACGGAGATTTAATGTACCGCACTTACTTACAGACTACTCTTCCTGAAATCAACCAATCTATGATTGGAACACCTGTCAATGCTAACAACAACACTGGTGTCTATGCACGTTGGTTAGATTACATTGGTGAACAAATGATTTCCCAAGTTGAAGTTGAAATTGGAGGTCAACGCATTGACCGTCAATATGGTGATTGGATGCACATCTGGACCCAATTAACCATGACCGAAGAACAAAAACGCGGATATTTCAAGATGATTGGACACACCACCCAATTAACTTATATCACCGACCCAACCTTCGCTGCCATCAACGGACCATGTTCTGCTGGTTCAGGTCCAGGACAAGTTTGCGCCCCAAGAAACGCTCTTCCTGAAACCACCCTTTACATTCCTCTTCAATTCTGGTTTTGCCAGAATCCTGGTCTAGCATTACCACTTATTGCCTTAAAATCTGTAGGGCAGAAAAGCACTCATCCTAAAGTATCCGAGAACTACTTTGGGGAAAAAATGTTGTGGTCTCGGGATTCATCTATGATGAATCATACCCAGGTGCTAGTCGCATGTTGCTAAGGCAACATGCGGCGACAAGACCAAATTGCGGGAAGTTCCTAAAGACACTGACTACCAAACTATTGTGGAAACATGATAGTGGCTGAGAATAGAACTCAGGTATGGTAAAAATGTCGTGTATGATTAAAAAATTAACAGTTTCTAATAACTTTTCGAAAGGGAAGTTGTTAAGAAACCGTAGGTTTCTTAAGAAGTGGATAATCCGCAGCCAAGCTCCTAACCTCATTATGATAAGAGTATGGAGAAGGTTCAACGACTAAATGGTTTTGGGTCATAGAAGTTTAATCAACTTCCATTATGGCTTAAGATATAGTCTAGTCCCCAGCTATGTTTTCATATAATAAGTTGAGTTATTATGAAAATGCTGATAAATACCTCGAAAGAGGGGGTTTAAGTGGTTCGTACAGTACCACGAAGTCAAATTCAACTTAGATATCCGTCCTCTAGGTGAATGTTTATGGGCTGTTTCCAGTCTTAACCCATCCAACGGTGCCAATGTCCAAGTCACCACTGCCTACCAACAATCCCTTGTTGCTGCTTCTCTTTACATCGACTATATCTTCTTAGATACCGATGAGCGCAGAAAGATGGCACAAAACCCTCATGAATATTTAATTGAACAACTTCAATTTACTGGTGATGAATCTGTTGGTTCATCTTCCAACAAAATCAAATTGAACTTCAATCATCCATGTAAGGAACTTATCTGGGTTGTTCAACCTGATTCCAACGTTGATTATTGCGCATCTTTCTTAGGTGCCACCCAATTATTCAACACCCTTGGTGCTCAGCCATTCAACTATACCGATTCCCTTGATGCCCTTCCAAATGCCATCCATGCATTCTCTGGTCCTGCTGAAGTTAGTGGTTCAAATGCTTTCATCAACTCTTCTGGATTATTCCAAATGCCTGGTGCCTTCGATGCCACTTCTGGAGTCAATGCAAATGCTGCTTGGAGTGCTTCTAGTCTTGAACCTTTTGAAGCAAACCAAAATGGTGGTGTCAATACTGGTTCCACTGTATCTGATGCTGGTGCATTCGTCCTTGCCGAAACTGCTTTAGACATGCATTGCTGGGGTGAAAATCCTGTTGTAACAGCCAAATTACAACTTAACGGACAAGACCGTTTCTCTGAACGTGAAGGAACCTACTTCGACCAAGTTCAACCATTCCAACACCATACCCGTGCCCCTGATACCGGTATCAACGTATATTCCTTTTCATTAAAACCTGAGGAACACCAACCTTCAGGCCAATGCAACTTCTCACGTATCGATAACGCTACTTTACAGCTTGTCCTTTCATCCAACACTGTTGCCGGAACTGCCACCGCTAAAGTCCGTGTCTATGCCCGCTCATATAACGTATTACGTGTCATGGCAGGTATGGCAGGTACCGCCTATGCTAATTGATCGAAATCATATGCGATTCCGGCCATCCATAGCATTATACTTATTACAAAAACACATAAAAAATATAAAAATCACAAAAATCATAAAAATAACGATAAAAATATGCAAAAACATATAAAAATCAAAATAAAAATTATAAAATAAAAACTACCATAAAAATTGATTCATTCTGAAAAAGAATAAATCAATTCACCCTAAAACAATATAAATAAAATACAAATATAACATATAAGTGCGAACAATAATGACCACAATTACCTCTTTTCGTTCAAAAATATGTTCTGGTTGTAGAAAAGAAGTAGAAATCGAAGATTCTTATCAACAATGTGAACCTTGTAGAAAAAGAAGTCAAGAAAATCGTGAAAAAACCAGACAAATCCTATTATTGCCTGAAAATCGTTGTGCAATGGAATCATGCAAATTCAAAAAAAGCATTGAAAATAAATATTGTATGAAACATCAATTACAAATTTTTGTAGATAATGTAAATGAAATGGATAAAAAATGTTGTAATCGTTATACAAGAGGTTGTAGAACCATTTTGGAAAAAGATTATGAATTTTCACGTTGTGAACCATGTCGTATTAAAGAACGTTCAGACGAAAAAGAACGTAGAAATAATAAAAAGGAAAATATAATTTCTACAAAAACCGAACTGGAAAAAATATGCATTGAATGTAATCATAAATATCCAACCGAACAATTTATAGGAACGAATGATGTAGAAAGAGAACGTTGTTTTTCATGTAGACAAGCAGGAATAATCCAAGACCAAAAAAGAGATAAAGAACACAGGAAAGAGATGGCAAAAATATATGAATCTAAACCTGAAAGAAAAGAAAATCATAAAATTTGGGCAAAAAATAATATAGATAAAAAGACCGAAAGTTGGATAAAAAGTCGCGTAAAAAGAAGAAAAGAAAATATTCAAGAATATTTGAAAAAAAATGCGGAAACCTCTAAAAAATGGCGTGAAAGAAACCCAGAAAAAACAAAAAAATATAACGAAGAACGTTATACAAGTATTTATAACAGTTTTATGATTTATAAAAGAAATGCAATAGACAAAAATTTAGAAATAGATGATTTACTAAAAAATATTGAAACCTTTACTGAATTAGTAAAACAACCATGCTATTATTGTAAATTAATCCAAGAAGATAAAGGATTTAATGGAATAGATAGAAAAAATTGTTGTGAAGGATATATTCTTTCAAATTGTGTAAGTTGTTGTCAAATGTGTAATTTCATGAAAGGAACTCTTGACCCTATTACCTTTTATAAAAGAATTAGTCATATCATTTCTCATAATAAATGGTTAGAGATTTGTGAATATTATCCTGAATCTTTTGATGAAAATCGTTCGATTGACTATTTAAAATATAAAAATCGTGCAACCGCGAAAAATATACCTTTTGAACTTACCAAAGAAATATTCGAGGAAATTATTGATTGTGATTGTTATTTATGTGGAAAGCTTAATTCCGATACAAATAAAAATGGGATAGATAGGTATGATAATGAACAAGGTTATACGGAAGACAATATCGCACCTTGTTGTTCAGATTGCAATTTTATGAAAAATAAATTTTCAATGGAACAATTTATAAATAAATGTCTTGATATTTATACAAATATAGATTCCGACAAAAATAAATATATGGAAGAAAATAAATATATAACGACTATTTTTGCACATAAAAGAAATTATTTGAACAAAAAAACTCAAGATGAAAAGAAAGAGATAAGAGAACAACTTATTTCTGAAACCACGGAGAAATATACAGATGATTATATTCAAAATCACGTTGATAATCTTATAAATTCCAAACTCCCCTCAAAAGTATCTTCTATCTAACCCACAACCCCATCCCCACACCCCCCAAAATAATATGTTTTTTGATTTCAAAACCCAAGAAATCAAAAAACACACAAAAAACTATTTCACCTCCCCTTCAATACCCCC